TCATGCGATTTCCGGCTCCCAGGTGCCGCGAACCTCGAAGCGCGGCGGCCGCCGTGGGCCCGTCCTATACACCTTCACGTATCGAATCAGCCTAGCGAGCATCGCACGGCGCTGCTGGACTGGCAGGGTGTCCCACTCCTCCAGTAGGCCGCGGATGACGGGCTCGTGGTCGACGTCGGCCTGGCGCTCCTCCTCCTTCGTCCTGTCGAGCTCCTTCTCCAGGTCACGGCGGCTGGTCAGGAGCTCATCGCGCAGCTCGGCGTAGATGGCCTCCGGCATGCCCTCATCCATCAACTGCTGACGCGCGAGCTTCCTCAGGGACTGGTCGACGCGCACCAGCTCCCGCGTGAGCCGCTCGCGGTCGGCGTAGGCCGCGGCGCGCATCGCCTCCCGCGCCGTGGTCAGGCTCGCGCGGGCGTCGAGGTCGGAGACCTTCTCGCGCAGTTTGGCGAGCACCGCCTCCTCCGCGTCGACGCGCTTGCACCACACCCCTTCGCAGACGTCCGGCCGCTGACGGAAGATCGTGCACCGGTAGCCGAACCCCCGCACGCCCATGGCGTTGGCGGCGCTGAGCGCGAATCCGCAGTGCCCGCACTTGATCAGGCTCGCCAGCGGGTAGAGGGCCTGCTTGGTGCGCGGGCCCATGTCCCTGGTGCGCTCGCGGACCCGAAGGTACTCCTCCCAGAGGCCCATGCCGATGATCGCCTTGTGGGCGCCCTCGACGTAGACCACCTTCGTGCACCGCATCGGCTGGCCGCACTTGCACCGCCGGTCGTGCACGCGCAGCAGGCCGGCCGCGAACCCCGAGTCCAGGAGCTGCAGGACGGTGGTCATGTGCCACTGGCCGCCCCGGACCGTTCGGAAACCGTTGACGTTCAACCACCTCACCAGCTGGTGGCTTCCCTCGCCGGCGACGTATCGCTCGTAGAGGGAGACGTAGGCCCCCGAGAGCTCGGGATCGGGCTCGTACCGCTCGCCGAGAGGGTCGTCGGGATCACGGCGGTATCGCCCAGGTCGGTCTAGATCTGGGATGCGTCCTTTCCGGATGTATCCCCAGCGGGGTGTGCCGGTGCCGGTCATGCCGCGCTCGATGCGGTTGTTGATCGCCGCGGACCAGTTCTCGCCGATGATGTCGCTCTGCATCTCGGCGATGGCGAACGCGTTGGTGCGGCTGTACTTCCCTACGGCGGTCTCGGCGTCGTACGGCTCGGTGGCGCTCTGGACCTGACCGCCGACCGCCTCGACCCGGTGCACGTTGGCGAGGGAGCCAACGGCGTTACGGCCCCAGCGGTCGTACCGGTAGGCGACGATCTCGCGGGCCTCGCCGGCCTCGATGGCCGTGATGCCCTCGATGATGCGGCGCTTGAAGTTCCGGCCGGTCTCGTCGAGATCTTCGATCCATCGCACGATGCGCCGGCCTGTGCGGCGGGCCCAGTCGGTGATCGCGGAGCGTTGGATGTCGGGAGAGATCATCTCCTCGCGTGCCATGCTCACGCGGATGTACCCGATGCAAGGGATGAGCTCATCGGGGTCAGGAAGGGGGTGAAGTGCTGGTCGTCGCGCCATGACGAGTCCTAGAGGGTAGGGGAGTTCTGGCGAGACGAGCCGGATTGCTGGTAGGGACAACAATCCCGCCGTCGAGTTGAGGTTCGAGTCGGGTTACTGTCTTCGCTCGCGCATCACCAGACGCTCCGTGATCCGCCCCTGTAGCCAGGTGGCCTGAGACCATCGCAGGCAGCGGTCGGTATGTCGGTGCTCATGGGCGCGGATCGAGAGGCAGACGGCCAGGATGAGGAGTCCGCTGATCGCCATGTCCACCCAGCCAGCGCCAGCCGCTGAGGGAATCAGCCGCGTGATCTGGGTCGCGATATGGATGATCAGCCACACCCCCCAACCGACCAGTACGGCACGGCCAAGGCTCATGATGAAGCCCCCTTTTGGTGCGCAGGTAATTTGCGGTTACAGACGCGCCCTGAGAGCCACTTGTTTGCGGAGGGTTGAAGCTTTTACCAAACAACTTCGCTGCGTGCCTACGACTGTGCGTAGTGTAGCGATCACCGGGAGTATATATCCGGACTAGTCGGACTTGGGGGAATCACCACCCATAAGGCGCCGCCACCGCTCAAGGCGCTCGATCTCCTCCCGCCGCATCTCGCGCTCCCAGCGTCGCCGATCACGCTTGGACATGCTGGAGAGCACCGCCTCCAATTGCGATTGAAGATCGGCCAGGTGCTGATCGTCGTCGAAGGCATCGCTTGGCGCCTCGACCCCGCCGACGTCCGCTGAGGTTGGCCCGTAGCCGGCGGCCTCGAGGAGTTCCGCTCCCAGGGGCGCGAGATCGGGGAAGTCGCGAGCGAGATTATCCGCGAACCTGCGTAGGGCGTCGTATCCCGGCTGGTTCTCGCTCCTGGTCCATCGGTTCACCTGCGAGCGGCTGCGTCCTGCCAGCTCGGCGATCTCCGCAGGTGACAGCTGTGCACGTTCGCCGATCTTCTTCAGGATCTCGCCGAACTTCTCACGGTCCCAAGTAGTGGAGTGCACGCATGCAACATAGCACGCGCTTCCATGCCTGATCCGGTGCAACAAGAGGGCCGTATCCGCGAGGTAAGAGCGTGCATGCATGCGTCATGAGTCCCGGTTCGATATGCCCTACCTGCGACGCATGTCGATCCATCGCAGGTGTACGCATGCGCATGATGTGTTGCACGCATGCGCAGGACGAGTTACGGTGCATGCATGCGTACAACAACCGCACCCCCCGCGAGGCGGCCTATGGTCCGCCTGCGCACCAGCCAGTGGGACCGCATCAAGCGCGCTCACGGCTACACGACCGATGAGGCGTGCGCGCAGAAGCTTCAGGTGGCCCGCACGACGATCACCCGCATCAAGTCGGGGGACGTCGAGCCGAGCCAGAAGTTCATCGCCGCACTCCTCTGGCACTTCCAGGGAGCCCGGTTCGAGGACCTCTTCGAGGTCGTCGTCTCGAGCAACGCGGCGGAGCCCACCCGATGAGCGCCCCCACCTTCGACACGTTGCTGGGGGAAGCGGCGCAGATCTTCGCTGACGCCCGCGCCCGCCGCGACGCCCTGACCCCGGAGGAAGCCGCCGCTGAGGCGTACGTGCCCGGCGGCCTGTCCCTCGAGGACCTCACCGAGAAGATCCGCCGCCAGCGCCAGGAGGCCCGCGCCGCGCGCCTGGCCGCCGAGCGGATGCCCGCCAACGCCTGAGAACGAAGATGCCCGGCCTGTTGGAGCCAGACCGGGCGGGGTCGGAGGACCGACCGACCCTCACCCTACAAGGAGGACCTTTGATCACCCAGACCCTTTCACCGGTCGAGCGCCTCGACCAGGCCCGCCGTCACTGGCCGGTCGGGAGCCGCACCCGGTACACCCTCGCCAACCAGGTCGGCACCGTCGCCGGCCACCGCCAGGATTACGGCCTGGCCGTCGTCGTCGACGTCCGCTTCGACGTCAACAGCGACATCAAGACGGGCGTCCAGCCCAACCGGCTCGTGACGTCGCCGGCCCGCAACGAGTCCCAGGTGCTCCTGGGCGCCGCCGGCATCCTGGCCCGCAACGGCTGGGTCCAACAGGAGCACATCGACTGGTCCCAGGTCGGCACCATGCCCGAGAGCGAGTGCCGAATGGATGTGCTCGGCGCCATCGCCGCGGCCGCCGGCCTCCCGCCCTACGTGTGGGGTGAGGAGTCCAGCAGGCTCACCGAACACCAGGTCGCTCGCTACGTGCTCGCCGACCGCGCCGCGCGCACGTTCGCCTTCCTGCGGAACCTCACCTCCAAGAAGGACGCGCACGCCATCGACGTCGAGCTGGTGCTCGGCGACGGCTGGAACGACTACAGCTACCGCACCGCCGACGACGTCATCGCCGCCCTGGTCGACGCGGGGAACGCGGCGGTCGGCCGATGAACATGACCAACCTGACCCCCGCGCACGCGCACCTGGTCCCGCTGGGGCCGCTGCAGTCGGCGCCCGCCATCCCCGAGCACACGCTGGGGGAGCGCGAGGCCGCCCGCGAGCTCTGGCACGACGCCCTGCGCGGCCTGCCGCTGGGGGAGTACGACCAGCAGATCGTCGGCTGGGCCGCCGAGACGCTCGGGCCCGACCAGCTCGTCACGCTCGCCTCGCTGGTCGAGCGCGCCCGCATCGAGGGCGGTGGCCGATGATCGCCCCCGACTACCTCGGCTGGCGGCCGTACCCGCACGCGGAGGGCTGCGCTCGGCCCGGCTGGGAGGTCCTCGACCAGAACCTCGACCACGTTGGCGGCACCCGCGAGCTCAAGATCCGCATCGTGTGCCCCCAGCCGAAGGGCTGCGGGGTCTACCACGAGTGGCAGGTGACGCTGGCGCCCGACAAGGACGACGACGGCTACCCCCGCTCGGGCTACGGCACCAGAAGCGGGCCCGTCGAGCGCATCGGGTACGGCACCGCCCCCATCAAGGTCGGCGACGCCTGGCTCCACGCGGGCCCGCCGCTCCTGCCCGACTGGGCTGACGAGGAAGGCCCCGAATACCTGGTGGTCACCGCCACGTCCCAGCGGCCGCGCGTCCTGGGCGACGTCCTCGGTGTGATCGGCCAGCCCCGCCGACACGGCCGCCAGGTCAAGAGCCGGTGGTGGGCCGTCACCGACCTCACCGCCACCAAGTACGGCACGACGGTTGGCCAGCGCGACGACCACCTGACCAGCCGTGCGGCCGCCGCGCGCTGGGTCCTTGACCACGCCAAGCACAACGAGGAAGACGCCTGATGCCGCGTATCTGCTACGTACCGAAGGACTTTCGCCCGGCACACGCGGCGATCATCGAACAGGCCAACGCGATCTGTGCCGAGTACGCCCGCCAGGGCTACGACCTCACCCTTCGGCAGGTCTACTACCAGTTCGTCGCCCGCGACTTGCTGCCCAACACCTTGCAGTCCTACAAGCGGCTCGGCTCGATCATCAACGATGCGCGGCTGGCCGGACTGATCGACTGGAACAACATCGTCGACCGCACCCGCAATCTTCGTTCCCTGCCGCACTGGGACAGCCCCGAGTCGATCGTGGACGCCGTCGCTCATCAGTACCGCACCGAGCGTTGGGCCAACCAGGAACACCGTGTCGAGGTGTGGATCGAGAAGGACGCCTTGGTGGGCGTGATCGCTGGGGTGTGCCAGCGGTACGACGTCGACTACTTCTCCTGCCGCGGCTACACCTCGCAGTCCGAGCTTTGGGGCGCTGCCCAGCGGCTCATGCGCTACGAGAAGGCCGGCCAGGACACCGTCATCATCCACCTGGGCGACCACGATCCGTCCGGCGTGGACATGACGCGCGATATCGACGAGCGCCTGGCCCTGTTCGGCGCGAGCACCACGGTGGTGCGCATCGCCCTCAACATGGACCAGGTCGAGCAGTACAACCCACCGCCCAACCCCGCCAAGCTCACCGACTCGCGCGCCACCGGCTACATCCGTGAGCACGGGCGATCCTCCTGGGAGCTCGACGCCCTTGATCCGGCCACGCTCGCGCGGCTGATCGAGGAAGAGATCGCGCTCTGGAGAGACGCCGGTCAGTGGGAGCGCGACACCGCGGTGATGGAGCGTGAGCGCGCGCTCCTGACAGCGGTCTCGGATCGCTGGGGCGAGGTCGCCGAGCTGGTTGGTCGTGGCGGTGAGTGACCTGGCAGCGGCGCTGACCGTCGCGATCCCCGTCGCGGCGATCGGCGCCGCCTTCATCGTCGGCGCCCGCGCGGTCGAGACCTGGCTCGGATGGCTCGAGCGCAGGCGCGCGTGCTGGTGCAAGGGCAAGTCCCTCGAGTTCGGGCCGCTCATCGTTCAGCCCATCGACCCCCGCGAGCTCGGTACGCCGAGCTCGGAGGAGGACCCCAAGAAATGACCTCTACCTCTGGAGATACGCATGGACTCAGGCAACGGCCTGCCGTCGACGGGATTCGCGGGACTGCTGGTCGGGCTGATCGCCCTGGCTGTGACGGGCGTGGTGGTCGCCGTCGCATGGATTCGCCGCCGGCGCTCGAGCGAGAGCTGAGCGTCGCGGTTCTGATCCCCGCCCACAACGAGGCGGGAATCGTCGGCGGGGTGGTGCGCTCTGTGCTGCGGCAGACGCACCGCCCCGCCGCGGTCATCGTCATCGCGGACTCCTGCACGGACACGACCGCGCAGGAGGCCGCGGCCGCCGGCGCCCGGGTCATCGTGACCAGCCACGCGAGCAAGGCCGCCAACCTCAACGAGGGCCTGGCCCTCATCACCACGGACCTGGTCGTCGGGATCGACGGCGACACCGAGCTCGCGGCCGACGCCATCGAGCACATGGTCGCCACGATCGCCGCCGGCTACGACGGCACGTGCGGCGCCGTCCTGCCGCACCCGAGCCAGCCGCGCACCGCCACCGTGCGGGCCCGCTCCATCGAGTACGCCCTCGCGCGGCGGCTCAACCGCCCGGCTCAGTCCGCGCTCGGGCGGCTGCAGGTCCTGTCCGGCGCCGTCTTCTGCTACCGCGTCGACGCCGTGCGCGCGATCGGTGGGTTCCCCGTCGACGTGCCGATCGGCGAGGACGGCGAGCTCACCTGGCGGCTGCAGGGCGCCGGCTACAAGCTCGGCTTCACCCGGGCGGCCGCCGCCTGGACCACCGAGCCCGAGACCTGGGGCGTCTACCTCGCGCAGGTGCGCCGCTGGGCCGCGAGCTCCGCGCAGATCCTCGCGCGGCACCCGCGCCAGCTCCTGCACCCTGCCCGCGCCCTCATCGTCGGCGCCTGGCTCTTCGACCTCCTGGGCGTGAGCGCGTCCTTCGCCCTGGCCCTCATGCTCGGCATCGTCAACGGGCCCGGCGCCCTGGCCGGCATCAGCGTCATCACGCCGATCGTCGCCGCGACGTCCTTCGCCCTGGCCGCCGCCGAGCTCGGCGTACGGCAGGCCCTCACCTGCACGCCCGCGGCGATTCTCGCCGCGCTCCTGGTCCGCTGGGTCTACATCTGGGCCCTGTTCCGCGAGCTGGTGCTCGGCATGCACCTGGTCGCGTGGACCGGCCGCCAGGGGCGCCGAGCTCAGCTCACGCCCATGACCGACCGGCGCCGCTGGACGCTCACGCTCCTGCTGGGCGTCACGGCCGCGGCCGCCGTCCCCTCCCTGCCCTGGCTCGCCGGCGCCCCGCTCGCGGCCGCCGCCCTGGCACTCATCGTCATGGCCGCGTGCGCCTCTCAGCGCACCCGCGGCCGCCACTCCCTGACGGCCGGCCAGGTGCCGGTCGAGGCACTCCTGGAGGCCCGATGACCTTCGAACTGGCCGCCGTGCTCATCGCAGGCGGCGCCGTACTCCTTGTCGTGGTCGGGATGTGGCTCCCGCCCACCCTGCACCACATCGTCTGGCGCGTGCGTGGCAAGGAGGTCCCGCCCGCGCCCGTCAGCGAGGACGTCCTCAACGAGTGGGCTGAGACCTGGGCCCAGGACCAGGACAGCTGGCTCGAGCCGGTCCGCACTGGCGACCGCACCGCCGAGCGCACCCTTCGCAAGTCCTTCACCGAGCGCGGACTCCTCCCCGCCAAGGCCGCGATCCGCAAGGCCCGCCGCGGGAAGCGCGGGAGGGCTGCCTGATGCGTCCCAACCTGGCGGGCCTTGACCCGGCCGACATTCGGCACCACATGAGCGATGCGGAGGCCTGGCTGTCCTTGGGCTCTGTCGAGCTGCGCGCCTGGCGCTTCAACCGGAGCGACCTCCTGGAGTGCATCGCGCTGGCCGACGCGCTGAGTGCGCACGCCGGAATGTGGCGTCGGGACCTCGAGGCGAGTCTTGAGGCGCTCGACGCCGGGATCGAGGACCGGGCGGTGATCAACCCGGAGCCCATCGTCGAGATCGTCGGCGCGCAGGCCACGGCGGTCATGGAAGCTCTCGTCCCCGCCGCGGTGCTCGAGCGCCCTGCCGTCGAGGCCGGCCAGCGCCTGTGCGCGTGCGGTGAGGCGATCGGGCCCGCGACGCCCGAAGAGGTCGAGCACGCCGCGGTGGGCGTTCCCTTGCCCGATGTGAGCAACGAGTGCGCCCGCTGCCGCTCCAAGGCGCCCGCCACCCTCACGACGGTCATGACGGCCTGCCCCGCTCACGGCAAGGTCCTCGACTGGCGTGAGGACGCCTGGCGCCACCTCGACGACCTCGAGCCCTGCGACCCGCCCGCTGAGACACCGCGCAGGAGCCTCGATGTCCTCTAGCGCCCTCGCCATCGTCATCCTGGCCAGCTCCCTCACCTACATGATCCTCGACGGGCTCTTCGACTTCGGACTCGCGCGCAGCCTCCAGCGCCTGGCCGCTGGCGGCACCGGGCGCCTGCGTCGCCGGCGTCGACGCCCGCGTTGTCGGCGGCGCGGGTGCGAGTGTCGGACACGACGGCTACGCCCGCTCACCCGGGTCAAGCTGCAGAGCCTCGTTGACGAGTCACTGCCCGACGACCGCTATGGCCCCCTGATCGACTTCTACGAGGGGGAGCGGTGAGCTGGGGAGCGCGCCGTACGGCGCCCGTCCAGCTCCTGCGCGGCACCGGCTTGCGCCTGGCAGCCAACGCCCGGCACGGCTACGCCGTCCTGGGCCTGGTGGCCTGGCTGGTCGGCGCGGCCGCCGTCACCACCCTGGGCGGTGGCGCATGAGCGTGCTCATCGTCGCCTGGCCCCTGTCCGGCTCCTCCGTCGAGATGGCAGCGTCCATGGCCCGCTCCTGGGCCAGCAGTCGCCCCCACCTCAAGCTGCCGCACCCGCTCCTGGTCGTCACCGCGCCCGAGGTCCCCGTCGAGCTGACGCCGGACTTCGTCCGCGGTGAGCGTCGCACCCTGACGCCCGGCCGGCGCATCCTGCACGGCCATCACGGGTGGCTGGAGGGCTGCGACTGCCGTACCTGCCTCGCGGGCCACGCCGGCTACCTCGCCGGCCTCCAGGGCCGCCAGGAGCTCACGCCGTGACGCCCACGAACCGCCGGTCCCAGGCATCTGGGGGGAGGCCGCGGACCGGCGGCGCGGCCTGGCCGGTGGCCTTACCCGCCACCGGTCAGGCCCGCGCCCTCCTGGACCGGACCGCCGCGGATCGGGACCCGCGGCGGTCCACCAGGACTTGACCAGCCGATCGCCAGCACACAGCCGGCGATCCACCGCGTGGGCCTGCCGCGACCGAGGGGGACGCGGCGGGCCCACTGCTTTGCCACTGACGACCACTTGAGGGGGAGCTGTGAAAGAGCCTGAGGCGCTGCCTGAGGACTGGCCAGACCACGAGGACCCGGACGGCCAGCAGGACGCCGTAGAGACCGGCTACGAGAGCGACAGCGACGGCGACTACTTCGCCCGGGTCATGTACTACGTCCTCGACCATCCGGCGCTCGCGGGACGCGACGGGCGCTTGGCGAAGGACGCCTACATCTGCCTGGTGCGCTTCGCGAACTGGTCGAGCCGCAAGACGAAGGCGACCAGGGAGAAGCTCGCGGCCGTCATGTCGATCTCCACCGACACCTTTGACCGCGGAATTCGGTTGCTCGAGAAGGCCGGAATTGTGGAGGTCGTGAAGGCCCGTGACGCCCAGGGCCGCTGGCGGACGTCGAGGTACGTACTTGTGGACACATCGGGCGCTCGCGCACGGCGCCGGATCATCGAGCTTGAGCGCGAACTGGAGGAGACCCGCGCGGCGGCAAACCGGACATCTGAAGCGTCACCGCAGGTCGAGTCCACTCCGCAAATTGCGGCTCCGACAGTCGAGCACGAAGATCGCGAATCGGGCAGCCATTCCGCAAATTGCGGAACGGTCCAGTCCGCAGATTGCGGAACCGTCCACTCCGCAAATTGCGGACAGTATCTAGAGAAGGTTTTTACTACTAGAGAAGAAGAAACTGATCAAGAAGAAAAACAAGAACCTGTTCTCGCCGTAGGCGCCGATACGGTCCGTACCGCGCGGGCCTCCGCAACGGCGCCTCCGGCGAAGAAGGAAGATCTTCAGCAGGTGGCACGGGCGACCTTCGCCTCGATCTCCCGCCGCTACGCCGACGCCCTGCCATCCATCCGCCGCGCCATGATCGCCCGCATCGAGCGTGAGATCGGCGCCGGACTGGGCCCAGGGGCGATCATCACCTACGCCCGTCGTTTCGCCGACGACGACACCCTCCCGCTCGACAAGCACGCCCACCGCCTGGACCTCACGCTCAGGCGCCTGCACGCCGACATCAAGGCCGGCGACGCCTGCCGCGAGTGCGGCCACGACCCCGCCGACCGCTTCGGCCCCCTCTGCGACGCGTGCAGGCCCGACCGGAGCGAGCTCACCGAGGAAGAGCTCGCCTCCATCGAGTCTGCGATCAAGAGCTTCCTCGAGAGCGAGCCCGCATGAGCGGGCCCCTCCTGAGCATCACCGTCTACGGCACGCCCGTGGGCCAGGGCGCCATCAGCCACAACCGCCGCGGCCGCGGCTACCACAGCAACGGCGCCAAGCTCCTGCCCTGGCGCGCCCGCGTCGCCGCGGCCGCCATGGAAGCCGCCGGCACCCACCGGCACATCCCGCCGATCACCCCCGGCAGCAGGCCCTCGGGTCCGTGTCAGGTCTGCAAGCTCCGCAAGGCCCGACACGGCCGCTTCGACGGCGCGCTGTGGATCGAGATTGAGATCCTGCTTCCCCCGGTGGCCAGCGCTCCCGGCCGCCGCTGGCCGACCACGCGCAGCAGCTACGACTGGGACCACCTGGCCCGCGCGGTCTGCGACGCGCTCGGCGAGGCCAGCATCTGGAACGACGACTCCCAGATCGTCTCGGGACTCCTCAGCAAGCGCTACGCAGGCCTCAACGACCCCCAGGAGCGCCCAGGAGCCCTCGTACGCGTCTGGAGGGCCGATAGCTGATGTCGTGCGGTCACTGGACGGGCACAGGCCGTTGTGGACGCCCTCAGACGCGCCTGTACTCCATCGGGCGGCGCTGCGACGACCACACCCCCGCCGCCATCGCCGGCACCCCCGAGCCCGGCCGTACCGCCACCTGCGCACCCCTGCGCTGCTACTGCGGAGCCTGCCCATGAGACCCAGCCCCCGCGAGATCAAGAGCTGCCAGGACTGCCACCAGTCGATCCTTTGGACCACCACCCGGGCGGGCAAACGGATGGCCGTCGACGTCACGCCCGTCGACGACGGGATCACGGCCTGCTACCGCGACACCGCGAGCGTCTGGCGCTCCCGCGATCTGCGCGCCGCCGGCGCTCTGCCCCCCGCCGCCTGGGAGACCCGGCACACCCCGCACGTGCTCACGTGCGAGGCCCTCAAGCCCGTCCAGGAGTTCATCCCCGGCATCGCCCCCGTCCTGCACCTCAACACGCGTCGACGCCGCCGGCCTCGACGCTGACTACCAGCCAGGAGCCCTCATGAAAGAGATCACCCCTGCCGCCCTCATGCGGAAGGTGTTCGCCGCCTACCAGCGGCTACGCCGCCGGTCGAGGCCACCTACGCCAGCGCCGAGCAACCTCGTCACGATCATCCACTGCCGCCCTGGATGCGGCGCCGCGCACGTCCTCACGAGCGACGACCTGGACGCCGGCGGCGCGCTGTGGCCGTTCGAGTGCTCATGCGGCGCCACGCTCCCGAGGATCGAGGCTGACGCGTGAGGCTTGAGCTCAACACCACGGGCGACGTCGCCCGCCTACGCCTGCCCGCTCACACCGATGACGGCCAGGCCGTCACCGTCAGCGTGCCCTGGCCGGTCTGGCGCGCAGTCACGACCCACGCGGAGAAGACGCTCGGACCGACCCTCGAGAGAGCGCCATGGATCGCCGAGATCGCGCTCGGCATGACCCAGCACGCGGCGCGATGGGGTCTCGGACCCCGGCACCATGACGGCACCTGCGCGGAGGACTGGGCGGAAGACGCTCAGATGACCCGCGATGAGGCCACCAAGGCCGCGCTGGAAGGCGAGCTCACCTGGGCTCACACCGTGATGGCTGGCTTCTACGCCGTCCTGGCCACCGAAGAGCCCGCCGAGCTCCGCGCCGCCCTGGCCGTACTCGCTGGCGGCGCCGCCAACTGGATTACCGCTATGGATGCGAGAGACACAAATGCACCAGCTTGAAGTCACACCAAACCTGGACCTAGAGCCCTGGGACCTCGACCAGGAAGCTGTTGTTGAGGGACTCACGGAGCGCATTGGGCTCCTGCCCGGCGGCATGACCACCGGCCGCCTCGCCGTCCTCGTGTCCATCCGCCTGGCCGACCGTCAGTCCGTCATCGGGTGGACCAGCTGGGAGCTCTGGCAGCAGGCCCAGCACAGGCTCGTCAGCTCGCCGGCAGCTCAGATCGACCGGCTCGAGAGCATGGGCATCGAGGCGCTCATGACCGACCTCGAGGCCACTGCTTACAGCAAGCGAGCCATCGAGGAGTACCAGGCGCGGCTACGGGCGGAGGGCGTCCGCTCCTTCGCCGAGCTGCTTGAGGCCCAACCGATGCCGTATCCAGTGCACACCAGCGTGTGCGCTGCGATGGCCAGAGGGCACGCCGAGATGCTGGAGGCGCAGGCCCATGACTGAGCGCACCCCACCTCGGATCATGGCCAACCCACACCCCATCGCCGCCCAGATCGAGCGGCTGAGGAAGACCAAGGGCTGGACCCAGCAGCAGCTCGCTGACGCGGTCCCGTGCTCGCAGAGCCTGATCGTGCACTGGGAGTCAGGCGTGCGCATGCCCAACCTGCGCACGCTCGAGGCCGCTCTCAAAGCCCTGGGCCACGTACTCGTAGCTGTCCCCGACGCCGAGCTCGGTGGCATCCCCTGCAGAACCTGCTACGGGCAACCACCGCTCGGATTTCTGTGCACCACATGCGCCGCCGAAGGGACGTACTGACATGGGCAGGTACCGCGGTCCATACGGCAAGGGCTACCGGCGAGTCCTCGAGGCCAAGCGCCGCCAGGAGGCTGACGAGCGCAACGGCATCGCACCCATCGAGCGGACCAAGAGCTTCCGCCGCCTGGTCGAGACCGGACGGCTCAAGCCCGTCGAGGTGAACGACGTAAACGACTGGTGGCCCGCCACCCCGACACCGCAGTGGTTCAACAGCATCGTCAGGTGGTTCTCCGCGGCCAAGGTCGAGATCGACGACACATATCGATACGAGGTCTACTGCGTCAACAACCAGCTCATCGCCCGCTTCTTCCAATACGCCCGGGAGGCGGACGGACGGGTTGCCGTAGACCTCCAGCGTGAGGAGATCTGCCGTCGCCAGCCCTTCCTGGTGGCCGTCGACGAACTGCCTCCGCCCGTGGAGACGTACGTGCCCACGAGGGCCGTGTGACCCCAGCGGAGGAGATCGACGATCTGCTCTCCGAGCTCGCGCACCTCATGGAGCGGCTCGGGGAGCTCTTCGCCGAGCCCGTCGCCGACCCCACCCAGGGGTCGGCTCAGCATCACAAGGTGACCGGCAGTCCGGAGCCCTGGCACAAGGAGGCCGCGGCCGCCTACTTCGACGCCCACGCAGGCCTGCGACGCATCGAGGGAGATCTGATCTACGTTGTATCGGGCGCCTCTCGCCCAGGACGTCCCGGCTCGGACGTACACACCCGCGCGGCAAGCGCCGCGATCAGGCGTCTGGTGCGCGGAGTGCCTGACGAGCTCGCGCGCATCGTGCGAGACGAGCTGGCCCGCTGGGTCGAGGCGGCCAAGCAGGTCGGCGACATCGGCGAGGCGGAGCGGTGGGCGCCGATCCACGTACCGCGCGGGCAGCTGCCCCCGGCCTGCCCGCACTGTGGAACCTTCAGCCTGCGCGTGGCCGTGGAGTCCCGCCGCGTCATGTGCTGGCTGACCCGCTGCGTCGACGACGCCGGCCGCCGACCACAGGGTCACCTCGAGCGCTCCCGCTACAACCTCGACACCGCCGTCATCCGCTGGGTCGACGGCAGCCAGACCTACTACCGCGAGGCGACATGACCAAGCACAAGACCGAGACCATCGTGCGCGTCTTCGACGAACGCGATCATCTCGTCACCGAGACGGTCACCGTCACCGTCACCCACCAGCCAGAGACCACGCAGGAGGAGGCCCTCGTTGGCATGTACCTCTGACGGTTGGACCCTGTTCGAGGCAGAGGTCCAGCTCGATCCAAGAATGACACAGACCGAAATTCGGTCCATGATCACCCTTTTCGGGATCAACCCGTGCGGCCAGTACCGACCACCCGGCCGCCGCGGCCGTGCATACGCCACCTACAGCCCCACGCTTCTGATGCATGCGCACGCCATCGTTGTGCGCGCCCGAGTTGACCTCAGCCGAATTGGCGTGAGCTAATTGGCCCTGGCGAGCCATGCCCGAAACCAGGCGGCTCCGACACCCGAACCCCTCCGCGCGGCGGCGCTCTACGCCTACTGTTCGAATCCTCATTCGAACGGGTACGTTCGGCAAATGCCTACCGATCTGCCCCCACTTGTCTGGAATGGCGGCCGTCGCCGCTACCTCCTGGCCTGGGAACGCCGCTCAGATGGCTGGTGGGCACACCTGCACCACCTCGAGATCAGCCCCGAACCAGCCTTCAGCCTCGCCGACGTCTTCGTCACCGTCGACGACTGGCAACCCGCGGCCGCGGTCGAGCAGATCGTCGGCCAGGACTACAGCAAGGTCGGCCGCACCAATGCGGCACCCGAGGACTGCCTTTAGGGAAACGTTCGCAGTGGCCAGCACGTCCCGGCCAAGTGGGGGCGTGCTGGTCGGTCGGGCGTGTGGGTGCTACTTGGTTAGCTCGTTCACCAGCCAGCCGACGACTCCGCCCAGCGGAAGGCTGACCGCGGCAATGCGTATGTCGTCCTGCTTTCGTTTCCAAAAGCTCGGCCTTTGCTTCGCTTCGACATTGATCAGCACGGCTGCGCGGATTCGAGACAATATGAATCCCAGTGGAGCTGCGACGAATAACGCAATGTAGAGAACCGTATGCGTTGTAGGGATGTAGTAGTCCGTAGATCCGATAGGGATGTTCGGGTTGAAGCCCACGGTGGATTCAAAGAAGGCAAGCAGCATCGCGAGGATCAGCATCCCCATAGGCAGGTAGAGCCAGAGCCTACTGCGTTGCGTGGGCATGAAAGAGCCGTCTTTTGAGGCTAATGACGGGCCAGGCAATATGAAGGTAAGGCGTCGCCGTCGCTTACAGATCTCTCGTACTCGAGCTGATACGAGAAACACGGTGGTGTTTGGCTCCGTTAGGGCCATGAAGGTGCGATCAGGCCCTAGGTAGACTTCGATCTTGGCGCTGCTGGCGCGTGCAGTCAGCGAGACGTACTCGAGGCGCTCAGGCATCGTGGCAAAGTCCTCTGGAAGGTCCGCCTCGACGCCATCGTTGCTCTCAATCTGAAGATCGCCGATCTCGGCAACCGCCGTCGCGATTGCCTCCAGATCTTCGCGGAACAATCGAACACATCCCAAAGGGTGCATCTCGACGCGCGTCTTGGTACGCCGAACAGTCATGGTCTGATGCTGCATGAAGTGGGCCCGCGGAGAAACCAACGTGTTCCAACTGCAATACATCAATTGAACGCAATCGGTATGAGCTGAGCCCAGGACAGAGATGCCTACTGCACCACCCACTCGCTGCGCTCGTTGCCGACAGCTTCACACCACCGGCCGGCGACTGTGTTCCGACTGTGCTCGGGTCGCTGACGGCCGACGACCCAGCGCCGCGCGGCGTGGGCTCGGTGCCGACCACCAGCGCGCGGCGGCCGCGGTGCTTGAGAGCGCTGGACACTGCGCGATCTGCGGGCTCCCGCCCACGGCCGACGACCCACTCACCGCCGGCCACATCGTCGACCGCCAGCTCGGCGGCAGCAACGACGTCAGCAACTACCAGCCCGAGCACCTCAGCTGCGGATCAGCCAAGCGCGCGCTCGGCACCCATATCGTGCTGGTCACAGGCCCACCGTGCGCAGGCAAGACCACGTACGCCGAACACCACGCCCGGCCAGGCGACCTGGTGCTCGACCTCGACGCCATCGCTCGGCAGCAGGGCAGCACCAGGTACTGGCACCACGACCGCGCCACCCTGGCAAGGGCAGAGCAGGTCATGCGCCGAGAGATCATGCGCCTCGCAGCTCGACGCAGCGGACGCGCGTGGATCATCCGGTGCGTGCCCGATGGCGGTAGCCGTACCGGGCTGGCCCGCCTGGTGCGTGCCGACCAGGTCGTGGTGCTCCTGCCTCGTGGCTCGACCTTGGTGAGGCGTGCGAGGCAGCGTCCCGACACCGTCACGACGATCCACGCGATCAACGAGTGGCTCGAGCGCTACACCGAGGGCCCGCTCGATGAGGTGATCAAGGCCTGGCGACGCTAAACGATCACAAGCGGCAACGCTCTGACCTGCGGTGATGTAACGATCACCCGCCCACCCCCCGGCCTGTTTTCCCAGGTCAGGGGGGGTGCCCGAGACCGCCGTCCCAACGCCGCATTTTTCGTCTCAGAATTCCAACTTTTTCGGTGAGGAGGGCTCGCGATGGCCGCGAATCGAGGACGGAAGCCCGCACCGGCGGGCCTCAAGCTGGTCGAGGGCCGCGGGAACGGCAAGGACTCCGGCGGCCGCGAGGTCGTGCCCCCGCCGGCCTTCCGCCGGCTCCCGCCCGAGCGTCCCGCGGACCTGTCCGAGACGGCGGCCACGATCTGGGATGAGTTCGTGCTCGAGCTGCAGCGCCTGCAGCTCCTCAAGCCCGTCGACGGGCCCGCGCTGCAGATGGCCTGCGAGGCCTACGCCCGCTGGTGCGAGGGCAGGCAGCTCCTGGCCGCGGAGGGCATGACCTACCTCGCGCCGTCCGGGCTCACGAAGGTGCACCCGATGGTCGGCGTGGTCGAGCGTGCCAGCGCCGAGTTCCGTGCCTGGTGCGCCGAGTTCGGGCTCACCCCGGCCGCGGAGGCCAAGCTCGTGTCACCGGCCGGTGACGACGATGGCGCAGAGAACCCCTTCGCCGGCACGGGCTGACCGTGGCCGGCGGCAAGCCGGCGTCGACGAAGACGCGCGGCCGCGGCTACCTCCCGTCGCCGGCTGAGCTCAAGCGGCTCAAGCTCTCGCCCGAGGTCGCCTGGTACCTGATCGATCGCGGCATCCCGCTCCCGGACTGCCCGCCGCGGTGGAAGACACCGGAGGCCGGCGAGCTCCTGAAGACGGCGCGCTTCGACCCGGAGCGCGTCGACCGGGTCCTCAAGGCTTTCTCGCTCCTGAGGCACACCAAAGGCAAGTGGGCTGGGAAGCCGCTGACCCCGGACCCGTGGCAGATCGCGTACGTGATCGCGCCCGTCTTCGGGTGGATCAAGAAGAACCGCGCCGGCACATGGGTTCGGGTCGTCAGGGACCTGTACGTCGACGTCCCGCGCAAGAACGGCAAGAGCACGCTGTGCGGTGGCCTGGGCATTTACATGACCGCCGCGGACGGCGAGGGCGGCGCCGAAGTCATCGCCGCGGCGACGACGAAGGACCAGGCCGGCTACGTCTTCGGCCCGATCAAGCAGCTGTGCGAGCACTCGCCGGCGCTCAAGCCGTACGTCAAGGCCCTCGCCGGAAAGATCATCCACAAGGCGAGCAAGAGCACCTTCAGCGTGGTTTCCTCCGTCGCGGAGAGCCTGCACGGCGGCAACATCCACGCAGGCATCATCGACGAGCTCCACGTCCACAAGACGGGGGATTTGGTCGAGGCGATCGAGACCGGCACAGGCTCGCGTGAGCAACCGCTGATCGTCATCATCACCACGGCCGACGATGGCCGACCGAACACGATCTACGCCCGGAAGCGTGCGCGCATCGAGGAGCTCGCGCGCCGCGTCATCCGGCACCCGTCGACGTACGGCGTGGTGTGGGCCGCGGACCCGAAGGACGATCCATTCGCGCCGGCCACATGGAAGAAGGCGAACCCCGGGTTCGGGGTGTCGCCCACGTACGAGTACCTCGAGAAGGTGGCCGCGGAGGCGAAGCAGGACCCCGCCGTGCTCGGCAGCTTCCTGCGGTTGCACCTGGGCCTGCGCACCAAGCAGGCGACGCGCTACATCACCCTGGAGGACTGGGACCGTAGCGCCGGCATCGTCGACGAGCGAGCACTCCGCGGCCGCCCCTGCCACGGCGGCCTGGACCTGTCCAACGTCGAGGACATCACCGCGCTCGCCTGGCTCTTCCCAGGCGACGAAGGCAGCTACCAGGCCGTCTGGCGTTTCTGGCTCCCCGAGGATCGACTCCGCGTCCTGTCGAAGCGCACGGCCGGCGCCGCGGAGCTCTGGGTCCGTGAGGGCTGGCTCAAGCTCACCCCCGGCAACGTGATCGACAACGACGCGATCCTGCGCCAGATCGACAAGGACGCCCGCGCCTTCCGCGTCCAGACGATCGGTTACGACCGCTGGGGAGCCACCGACGTCGTACGACGCCTCGACGACGGCGGAATGACGTGCGTGGCGATCGGCCAGGGCGTGGCCTCGCTCAACGATCCCCTCAAGAACACGCTCAGGCTGATCAAGTCCGAGCTCCTGCGCCACGGCGGCAACCCGATCATGCGCTGGATGATCGACAACCTCGCCACCGTGGCCAACCCGGATGGCCTGGTCAAGCCCGACAAGGCCAACTCCGGCGACAAGATCGACGGCGTGTCTGCCCTCCTCAACGCCATGAAGGAGTGCATGGACGCCGAAGCCGCGGCCGCGCCGCCGGCCACTGCGCCGGCCGCCCAGGCCGCTGGGGGAGAGCGCGACCTGTGGCGCCCCACATCCCGACTCGGCATCTGAATGGAGGCTCGATGCGCGTACGGCTCACGCCAGCCGCGATAGGCGACCTGATCGGCGCGACCGGCCTGGTCTGCCTGGTGATCGCCGCTGGCGCCCTGCTGGGCTCCTGGTGGTGGTCGCTGGCCGCCCTGGGCCTGGTGCTGGTCGGCATCTCCTACAGCGTCCACACGCGCGTGACCGCGGGCGGGTCGGCGGCCGGCGACATTGACGCGGTGCTCCGGGCGGTGTCATGAGCTGGCTCTGGCCCGCGCGGCGCGCCGTCGAGGCCACCGCCCAGCAGGTTGCCGTGACCGGCGCGGCGGCCAGCTCGTGGAATCACGACCCCCTCGACGGCGACGCCGGATGGAAGCCCGCCGGCAGCCGCGGCCGCCCCGTGCCCGACTGGACGCTCGAGCGCAGCCGCATGTACTCCGTCGCCGCCTACCGCTGCAACCCGATGGCCCGCGCGATCATCGACACCTACGTGGCCTTCGCGGTCGGCGACTCTGGCGTCACCTTCCAGGCCACGAACACGCAGGTGCGCCAGGTGGTCGAGGAGTTCTGGCGCGACCCGCGCAACCAGATCGCGGAGGGCCAGGAGCTCGGACTCCGGAGCCAGCTCCTGCTGGGGGAGACCATCCGCGAGCTCATGGTCGGCGAGCTCTCCGGTGTGGTCCGCTACAGCCCAATCGATCCGACCGCCGTGGTCGACGTGCGATGCCGCGGCGGCAATCCGCTCTGGCCCGAGGTCCTCGAGCTGCGCGCCGATGCCGTCTCGGTGACACGGCGCGTGGCCGGCGTCGACGACACCACCGGCCTGCGCGACGGCGAGATCATGTTCTGGGCGCCATTCCGCTCGCTCGAGACCGACATCCGGAGCCTGCCCTTCCTCACGCCGGTGCTCGACTGGCTCGACTCCTACGACACCGTCCTGTCCAACCTGATCGACCGCACAGCCCTGGCCCGCTACATGGTGTGGGACGTCACCGTCGAGGGCGACCAGCCCGCCGTCGACAAGTTCGTCCGCGACCGCGGTGGTCTCCACGTCCCGCCATCGGGCAGCGTCGAGGTACACAACAGCGCGGTCAAGTGGGAGGCCAAGAACGCCCAGACCGGCTCGTACGAGGACACCAACGCGGCGCGCTCGGTGCTCACCTCCGTGGCCGCTGGCGCCGGCCTGTCGAAGGTGTGGCTCGCCGAGCCCGAGGACGCCAACCGGGCGACGTCGCTGACGATGGCTGAGCCGGTACGGCGCCGCGTGCAGGGCGTCCAGAAGATCTGGCTGGCCTACCAGACCGAGTTCACGCGCTTCGCCGTCGACCGCGCTGTTGCCGCTGGCCGGCTCCCGCGCACGGTCCAGGCGTCCGATCCGAAGACCGGCGAGTCCTACGAGATCCCGGCCTCGCAGAGCGTCGTGGTCACCGGCCCGGAGATCGCGGCCGCTGACAGCCAGGTCACCGCCCAGGTCCTGCTGAACCTGTCGACCGGCATCGAGCACCTGGTCGCCGTGGGCGCGCTCACCCGTGAAGCGGCCGCGGTGGCCGCACGCAAGGCGTGGGAGGACTACATGGGCATCCCCTACAGCGCCGACCTGGGCAAGCCGGATGCCGACCTAGACGACGTCGCGACGGCCGTCGACGACGCAACCACCACCGCGAAGGCTCAGCTCAAGCTGGCCGCCGTGGGCAACTCGTAAGGAGCGAGGATGAGCAAGGCAGACGACCGGGCGGCCGAGGCGCGGCTCAACGAGCGGCAGCACTACGCCCAGAAGCTCGGCATGAAGGTCTCCGAGATCCTGAGCGTCCAGGTCGACGACGAACGAGCGCTCGTCACCACGCACGACGGCCAGCGCGTCCTGGTCACCGACGACGGGGTCTTCCCCTACGACGACGCCCAGCCCGTCGCCGCGCCGGCGACGGATGAGACCGCCGTCGACAACCCGGCCGGCCCGATCGAGCCGGCCGTCGACGGCGCGATGACGAACGCCGCCGGCAGCCGGTCGGACACGAGCGGATCGTCGCCGGCGGTCGACGGCACGATCGAGCAGATCATGACCTGGGTCGACGGCGACGCCGAGCGCGCCCGCGAGGCCCTGTCCGGCGAGCTGGCCAAGGCCAAGCCGCGCCCCAGCCTGGTCGCCCAGCTGCAGAAGATCCTGGACGGTCAGGAGGACGGCCAGGGCCAGGGTGAGGGGGAGTGACCCAGCACGACCTGAGCACGTGCCCAGGGCCTCCCACGTGCGGCGAATGCGCCCAGCAGGCGTGCACGGAGGCCTTCCAGGAGGTCGCCGGCAGGCCTCCCGTGGGTGAGATCCAGTGCCCCCGCTGCGGCCAGCGGTTCGGGCTCGGTGAGCGCGTCCAGGAGTCCGCGCCGGTCTCTGAGGCGATGATCGACGGCGAGCGCTCATTCGACGACGTCCGCCAGCTGGTGCGCAAGGCCATCGCGGACCGGCTGCAGGGCCAGCTGGGCCTGTCCTACGTGTGGGTCTACATCAGCGACCTCACCGGCGCCGCCGTGGTGTACGCGGCCAACGACGACGACCTCTACCAGTGCGACTACGCGATCGACGCGGCCGGTGTGGTGACGCTCGGCACGCCGGTCAAGGTCGTGCGCACCTATGCCCCCGACCCCGCGGCACCCTCCGAGGCCGCGGGGTCGGGCACCAGCCCCGATGTCGTCGAGACGCGCGTCCAGGTCGCAGCCGGCGCCCGCGTCATCGAGGCGAAGGGCACCGACGCGGACGGCGGCCGGATCTTCCGGACCCGGATCATCGCCTACGGCGACTCGAAGAACGGTCGGCGGTATCCCGAGTCGGTGCTGCGCGCCGCGGCGCCGCTGTACGAGGGCGCGAAGGCCTTCGACCACCACAGGACGGAGGCGGAGCTCGCCAGCGGCACGATCGTGGGGCTGGTCGGGCACTTCCGCGCCGTCGAGGCAGAGGCCGACGGCCTGTATGCCGATCTCCACCTGTTGCCGTCCTGCACCCACGCAGCGGAGGCCCTCGACGCCTCGCTCGGCGCCCAGGCCGACGACCTGGACCCCGTCGTCGGCCTCAGTCACGACGTGATGGCGCTGTTCAAGCCCATCAGCGAGGGCGGCCGCCGTCTCCAGGAGGCGACGGCCATCACTCGCGTGTACTCCGCTGACCTGGTGGCCGACCCGGCCGCCGGCGGCAAGGCCTCCCGCGTGCTCGCAGGAGGCATCGACCCGGGCGCGGACACCGACCTGCCCGACCACACGAAGGAGGAAACCGTGCCCCCGACTCTCAAGGACATCCTGGGTGCCCTGAAGGACGCGACACCGGAGGAGCTCGCGGCCGCCGGCCTCGCCAAGGCCGCGCCGGCGAAGGAGACCGACAAGCCCGAGGAGCCTGCGGTCAAGGCCGTCGAGGTCCAGGAGACCCCGCAGACCAAGGGGAGCTTCCTCGCCGGTCTCATGGTCCGCCAGCTCGTGACCGATGCGGGCCTGCCCGAGTCGGTCGTCGAGGCCGTCACCACCGCCCTTCCCGAGCGCTTCACCGAGGCCGACGTCGCCACGCAGATCGCCGCGATGAAGGCCGGCCTCGCGCTGGTCGAGCGCGCCGGTCTGACCCCGACCGTCAGCGTCCAGGTCACCAAGGAGACCCACGACAAGAAGATCGCGGCGCTCGACGCGATGTTCGATGGCAACTACCGCGAGGGCTACCGTAGCTTCCGCCAGGCCTACGCCGACTTCACCGGCCGCCACCCCAAGGCCTGGGATGAGGACTACAACAGGCAGATCCTGCGCGAGTCCATCGGCGGTTTCTACGACTCGGCGGCGCGCTCGAGCGAATCGATGAACAGCGCCACCTGGGACCAGGTGCTCGGGGACTCCATCACCCGCCGCATGATCCGGATGTACTCCCAGCCGAGCCTGCAGACCTGGCGCCAGATCGTCTCGGAGATCACGCCGGTCTCCGACTTCCGCCAGCAGCGCCGCGAGCGCATCGGCGGCTACGGGCTCCTGCCCGTGGTCGGCGAGGGCGCGCCGTACCAGCCGCTGCAGTCGCCCACCGACGAAGAGGCGACCTTCGCGGTGATCAAGCGCGGTGGTACCGAGGATCTGACGATGGAGATGATCGCCAACGACGACCTGCAGCAGGTCCGCCAGATCCCGCGTCTGCTGGGCCTCGCCGCGGCGATCACCCTCTACCGGTTCGTCTGGGACGTTCTGCAGACCAACCCGGCGACCACATACGACGCCACGGCGCTCTTCCACGTCAACCACGGCAACACCGACTCAGCGGCACTCTCGCAGTCGGCGCTGACCGTGGCGCGGCGCAAGATGCGCAAGCAGGCCGCGTACGGCAACGCGGTCAACATCCTGTCCACCGTGCCCAAGTTCCTGGTCGTGCCGTCCGAGCTGGAAGAGCTCGCCTGGCAGCACAGCGTGTCGCCGAACGCGATCCCCGGCGCCGCCAACGACCCGGCCGACCGGCCGAACCTTCACCGCGGGCTCGAGCCCATCGTGATCGACTACTGGACCGACGCCAACGACTGGTTCGAGGTCGCCGACCCCAACATGTGCCCGACCATCGAGGTCGGTTTCTACCAGGGCCGCGAGGACCCGGAGCTGTTCACCCAGGCGGACCCCAACGTCGGCAGCATGTACAACGCCGACAAGGTCACGTACAAGATCCGGCACATCTACGACCTCGTGGTCCTGGACCACCGCGGTTTCTACCGCGGCACGCAGTGACCCGAGCTCGACCCGCCAGGCCATCCACCCGAGGGCGCCGCGACCACCGCGGCGCCCTTCGCCGTACCAGGAGAGGAACATCATGACCGCGCTGCAGGAGCTGTCCGGCGACCACATCTTCGCCATCCCCGTCGCCGGCCAGGCCACCGCCAGCACCCCCGACGAATTCACCGCGTTCGTTGCCCCCTTCAAGATGAAGATCACCCGCGTGCGGTGGGTGCCCAAGGCGGCCATCACCGCCAACGTGACCAACTACTTCACCCTCACCCTGCGCAACCGCGGCGCCGCCGGCGCCGGCGCAGGCCTGCCCGCCCAGCGCTCCTACGCCGCCGGCAACAGCTCGGCGTTCGTCGGCGAGGACATGACCCTGTCGGGCACCGCCGCCGACCTCCTGCTGGCCGCCGGCGACGTCCTCACCGTCGAGAAACTGGTCGCGGCCAGCGGCCTGGCGATGCCCGCCGGCACCGTCCAGATCTACGCCCAGGCGCGCTGATGGCCGGCGCCATCATCCGCTCCGTCGCGCTCACGGGCTCCGACCAGACCGTCCGCGCCGCGTCGAGCGTCTACCGCGGCATCACCGTGCGCGAGACCGGCGCCGGCGCGGCCACGATCAGGCTGTTCGACCACGCCAGCGCCGCCTCAGGCGTCCTGCTGGAGACCATCGCCCTGGCCCAGGGCGAATCACTCTCGCTGGCGTACCCGGCGGGCGTGTGGGCTGAGAACGGCATCTACGCCGACATCACCGGCAGCGTCGAGGGATCGGTCCGCTACGGATGAGCACCGCCCTGCGCATCCGCCGGACCGCTCCCGCGCTCCTGGCGCACACCTTCTACGAGGGAGAGACCCCGGCCGACGCCGCCGGCGCCGTGGCGGTGACCGTCACCGACGCCGCCGGCGTCAGCGTCGCGACCGGCGACGCCACGCACGCCGGCGCGGGCACCGGCCGGTACACCTTCCATCTGGCTGGCCAGGCTCAGCTGGCACTGCTGACGGTCACCTGGTCGGGGACGATCGGCGGCAGCGCGGTGACCGAGTCGGACCAGGTCGAGATCGTCGGCGGGCACCTGTTCACCCTCGTGGAAGGCCGCGGTTCAGACGAGACCCTGGCCAGCCCGGCCAAGTACTCGACCGCTGACCTGATCGAGGCCCGCCAGGAAGTGGAGGAAGAGCTCGAGAGGATCACCGGCCGATCCTGGACGCCTCGCTACCGGCGGCTGATCCTTCCCGGCACCGGCACCTGGGACCTGGTCCTACCGGACGGGGGAGATGAGTACGTCGCCAGCATGCTCCTTCGAGGCGTGCGGAGCATCCGCTCAGCGGGAATTCAGCACGCCCCGGGCGCGGCCGTGACCCCGCTGAGCGCCGGCGAGCTCGCCGCCCTGGCCGTCGCCGGCGACGGCCAGGTCCGCCGCACCGATGGCCGAACCTGGACCTCCGGCGTCGGCAACGTCGTCATCGAGTACGAGTACGGCTCGGACGCGGCGCCGGCCGACCTCGTCAAGGCCGCCCTGGTGCGCTTCCGCTCGCGGCTCAACATCGCCAGGTCGGGCGTGCCCGACCGAGCGATCTCCTTTCAGGTCACCGAGGGAGGCACCTACCGCCTATCGACGCCATCGGCAGACCGGACCGGTATTCCGGAAGTCGACGCGGTCTACCACCGGTACGCCCGCGGCGCTGGAGGCGGCCAGGGAGGCGGGCCCGCGCCTGCCTCCCGCACCCTCGACTACACCCCCCAGCACCGCAGCCTCTTCCACGGCGGCCACCCATGACCGCCACCAACGCCGTAGTCATCAAGCGCGCCCTGCTGACCCTCATCGAGGGCCTGGCCCTCGGAGACGTGCAGGTCGGGTACGGCCCGCCAGCCAACCCAGAGAGAGACTTCGTCTACCTCGGAGGCCTGCGAGGGCCCCTCACACCGCTGACCTTCCGCGCAGGCGGCCGCCTCCCGCGCGAGGAACAGCTGACCCTCGACCTGCACCTGGTCGTGACCCGCCCAGGCGGCACCGAGGAAGAGACCGAGACAGCCGCCGCCGACCTGATCACGCCCATCCTCGAGGCCGTGTCCGCCGAGCCGACGCTCGGCGCCACCCCCGGCCTGCTGTCCATCGTCCCTTCGCGGCTCGAGCTGCAGTCCGGCCGCGACGACGACGCGTGCAGTACCTGGCTCACCCTGACCTGGACCATCCGCTCCTACGTGAAATGAGGGACTATGTCCGACAAGATCAAATGCAAGGTCGTCGGTACGCAGGAGATCGACGGCGTACCTCCGGGCGAAGAGGTCGAGCTCGACCCGACCATGATCAACGTTCGCGCCCTGGTCTACGCCGGTCTGGTCGAGGTCGTCAGCAAGGGCGTCGACGTCAACGCGCTGCCCGACCCGACCCCCGACCGGCGCGTCCGCCAGGCGGTCCTGACGGCTGAGGAACCGCCGGCGTCTCAGGCGCAGTCGGCGCGCGGAAGCCGTACCGCGAGCGGCTCGAGCTCTGACGCGGGGTCCTGATGGCGCCCACGGTCCTGACAGACGCGTTCTGCTACGTCCAGGGGCACGACTTCACCACCGACACCAACCGGCTCGGCTTCAGCGGGGAGGCCGTCGCTCAGGACCGGTCGACGTTCGGTACAGACGGCTGGACTGCCCTGATCGCCGGCCTGAAGTCGCACACCTTCGACATGGCCGGCTTCTGGGAGTCGGCGGCCGCCGACGCGGTCGACCCGGAGGCCTTCGCCGACATCGGCGTGCCCAACCGCGTGTTCACCTTCGGCCCGATCGAGACCGAGGGATCGCCCGCCTACATCTGTCAGGCCGGCCACTTCAACTACCAGCTCCTGGGCGCTCACGGGGAGATCGCCCCGTTCTCGCTGACCAGCCAGGGCAGCGACGGCGCCGGCATCCTGCGCGGCCAGCTGGCCAAGGCCAAGGGCGCCGTCAACGCCACGGGTGTGCTCGGCAGCGTGCTCGCCCTGGGCAACGTCCCGGCCGGCCAGTACCTCTACGCGACCTTCCACGTGTTCGCCGCCGGCACGACCATCACCGCGCAGCTGCAGTCCGATGACGCGGTGGGATTCGCCTCGCCGACGCTGCGCGCCACCCTGGGCCCGATCACGGCCCGCGGCGGCACCTGGGCCGTGCGCGTCCCCGGCCCGCTGGCCGAGACTCACTACCGGCTCAACATCTCGGCGATCACCGGCAGCTTCACCGTCGCCGGCGCCATCGCCATCGGCAAGTAGTCCTCGCTCGCACCCGCCAGCCCTGGCGGGCCTTCGTCATGCCCTGGAGGTACATCGTGTCCGTGATGGTCCTGTTCAACGCATTCGTCGAGATCAACGCCGTCAACATGTCCGGCTGGGGCAAGCAGGGTGCCCTGGCCATGGAAGCGGCCGCGCTCGACGCCTCCGTCTTCGGCGACGGCTGGGTCAAGAACGTCGCCGGCATGAAGTCCGGCACGCTGAGCGTCGACTTCCTCGACGACTTCGCCGCCTCTCAGCTGGACTCGCTGCTGTGGCCGCTGTTCGGCACCGTCGTGGCCTTCAAGGTCCGCCCCGACGCGGGGGCGATCAGCACCAGCAACCCCCAGTACAGCGGCAGCATCCTGCTCAACCAGCACAACGTCGGCGGCAGTCTCGGCGAGCTCGCCGCTAAGAGCCTGAGCCTGCCCCTGTCGGGCGCCGTCACCCGGGCAACGGCATAACCAATGTCCGCCGAGCTCAAGAAGCTCATCGCGGACTTCGGCAAGCTCCCGCCGGACCTGCGCAAGGAGATCCGCCAGGGCGCCAACGAGATCGGCCAGCCGGTCCTGTCCGCTGTCCGAGCGCGCGCCTCCTGGTCGAGCCGCATCCCTGCGGCCACCCGCATCAGCACGCGTTTCGGAGCCAAGACGGCCGGCGTGACGGTGCGCACGTCGGCCAGGCGCGCACCGCACGCCCGGCCGTACGAGCACGGCGGCATGGCCGGCACCTTCCGCGTGCCGGTCTACCGGCGCAAGGGCCGCCGCACCCCCTGGGTAGACCGCGCCGCTCGCCCGTTCTTCACCCCTGGCGTGCTCGCCGCTGAGGGCGACGTCGTCGACGCCTTCAAGTCCATCGTCATCCGCGTCGGCCGTGCGAACGGCTGGCATTGAGAGAAAGATCCACATGACCAGTTCGAGAGACCGCATCCTGGGCAGACCCGCCCCCACCGCGGTGTACAAGCTCCGCGTGGCAGACACCGCCGCGGCGGCGCAAGCTCTGACCGACGCCCAGAGCGAGCTGGGCATCCTCCTGGTATCGGGGGAGGGCGATGAGGCCACACTCGAGCGCGCCCGCGACCGGCTGGCCAGCGCTCGGGCCGACCTTGAGGCGTGCTTCGAGCCCATCGTGTGCACCGCCATGGCGCCGGCCGACTTCGAGGGCCTGGTCGCCAAGCACCCGCCCCGCGAGGACCACCCCGAGGACGAGACGTGGAACATGAGCACGTTCCCTCACGAGCTCTTCGCCAAGTGCGCTCCGGACTACCTGACCCCGGAAGAGTGGGCGGAGTGGCTGAAGACCCGGGTCAACGAGGGTGAGCAGGTGGGCCTGGTCAACACGGCAATCAAGGCCAACACCAGGTCCATGGACGAATCTATCCCAAAAGACTGGACGTCGATGCTCAGCTAGAGCTCGAGCTCGACGTCGCGGCCGCCTACCGCATCCCGCACAGCCAGTTCCTGCGCTGGCGTGAAGACGACCGCGACAAAGCGATCTGGCAGCACATCCGAGCTGGCCAGACATGCGGCGCGTGTGGAACCAGGCGCGCTGAGTGGGACCCGGCCCAGGGCGGCCACCCCGCCGCCTACATCGCGACCACGGAGCGGTGCGAGGGCTGCCATCAGCGGCACGCGGCAGGCAAGGACCTCGACCCCGGCATGTACATACGGCTCAAGCGCAATCCGGAGGTGGTGACAAAGCGTGAAAAGGCAAGTCGACCTCGAGACGAACATCGACGGTGACCCGAAAGGGTTCAACACCGCCGCCAGGTCCGCCCAGGAGTCAGCCCGGCGCCTCGAGCGGGAGAACGCCAAGTTGGAGGCACGGCTCAAGACCCTGAACCGGCAGATGGCCACCAGCGGCAAGAGCGCCTCTCTCATGCGCGGCGAACTGCGCACGCTCATCGCGGCAGGCGCGCTACTTGCGCCGAAGTTCGCGGCCGCCGGCGCCGGCGCCGTGGCGTTCGCAGCCCTCGCGGCGCCGGCCATCATGCGCGTGGTCGCCGCCCAGTCGGAGATGGGCGACAACTGGGGCAGCATGTCGCGCCAGGAGAAGATCGCCGCGTCCGGCTTGCGGCAGCTCATCGACCGCTACAAGACCCTGGCGAAGTCCGTCGAGCCCGAAGTACTCGGCGCATGGAACGCAGGCCTTGGCGTGACCAACAGCCTGTTGCCGCGCCTGGTACCGCTCACCAAGGCCATGGCCAGCGAGCTCAAGGAGTTCGCCAACGAGGCCGAAGACGCCCTCAACTCCGAGCGCGCCGACCAGTTCTTCAGCTTCCTCGAGCGCGAGGCCGGTCCCGCGATGGACCAGCTCGGCGACACCACCGGCAGCGTCGTCGGCGCCGCGATGTCCCTCACCGAGAGCCTCGCCCCGCTGGCCACCGCCGGACTCGGAGTCGTCGGCATGGCCGCCGACCTGGTCAGCATTCTGAGTGACATGTCGCCCGAGCTGGCCCAGGCCGCCGTGCTCACCGCAGCTCTACACGGCCCGATCGGCGGCGCCATCGACGGCATGGGCCGTCTGGCTGGCCGTACGAAGGAGGTCGCGGCCACCCAGAAGGGCGCGAGCCTGGCCACGAAGGCGCTCAACCTGGCGGCCGCCGCGGGCCCGAACCTGTATGTCGCCGCCGGCGTCGCGCTCGGCTTCCTGGCCATCAAGGCCATGTCGGCCAAGTCCAACACCGACAAGCTGGTCGACTCGCTGACCGTCGCCAACCGCGCGACCGGCAACAACGTGAGCGGCTACGAGAAGCTGGCCAACGTCCTGGGCGTCGAGGTCAACAAGCGCCTGGACCAGCAGGCGACCCTCTACAAGAACATGACGGAGGCGTACAAGGCCAACCGCAACAGCGTCAACGCTGAGGTCGTCGGGCAGGCCCGCGCCGCCTACGCCGCTGAGCAGGAGGCCAAGAAGCTCGCGGAGGCTCAGCAGGAGGTCCTGGAGTCCTACAACAACACCGTGCAGGGCGCCGACGCCCTCGCCGCGAAGTATGGCCTCACCCGCGAGCAGGCCTTGCGCCTGGCGGACGCGGTCGGCGTGAACCTGTCCAAGGGCGTGCTGGAAAACGGCCAGATCACCGCTGCCACGGCGGCCAAATTCGATCGCTACCGCGCCGCCGTCGAGATGGCCCAGAGCCCCACAGCCGTGCTGAGCCAGGCCTGGAAGGACGCCTCCAACTCCGGTCTCGACTTCAAGCTCAACGTCGAGGGCCTCAACAACGCGCTCAACGCGATGTTCAACCCGTCGATCGCGGCCTACAACGCCACGACCCAGCTCGCGGAGGCGATGGCCCGCGCCAAGGAGGCGGTCAAGGAGAGCAAGGGCTCCCTGGACCTGGCGAGCGAAGCCGGCCGCAACGCCCGCGCCGCCTTCGGTGCGTACGCCAAGCAGACCGCCGACACCGCCGCGTCGATCTACAACATGAACCTGCGCACCAAGGGAGCCGAAGCAGCGACCAAGGCCGCCCGCGAGGCTGTGCTCGCGCAGCTGCCCACCCTGGCCGACCTCGCCGGCAAGAACGCGTCCGCGCAGAACCAGGTGGCGCGACTGGCCGCGACCTTCGGAATCAGCGGCAAGCAGGCCCAGGACGCAGGCGTCAAAGTCTTCTCCCTGGCCCAGAAGATCAACCGGCTGCAGAGCAAGACCGTCAGCATCAAGGTCCAGACCGGAGCGGCGACCGCCGCCGTGCAGGACTGGGTACGCGACAACAGCGGCAAGACGGTCAACGTCTACCTGCGCACGGTCGGAGGCGGCCGCATGGTGGCCAGCGCAGGCGCGACCGGCGGCCTGGTCAAGGACGGCATCATCCGGCGCAGCGCCGGCGGACCCATCTCAGGCCCCGGCACCGGCACCAGCGACGACGTGCCCGCCTGGTTGAGCAACGGCGAGTACGTCATCAACGCCGCGTCGACCAAGAAGTACAAGCCGCTCATCGAGGCGATCAACCGGGATCGCTACGCCGCCGGCGGACCGGTCACCCGCCGCGGCGCCGGCGTCATCCGCGGATACGCCGAGGGCGGCCTGGTCGAAGACGTCCCTCTCGGCGAGATGGTCTCGCGGTTCATGGGCGGCAAGGCGATCACCAAGTCGACGTGGAACAAGACGGTGCGGTCCTACCACGACGCCGTCGACCAGCTGCGCCGCGCCGAGCGCAAGCTCGCTGCGGACCGCAAGGCCGGCAAGAGCGCGAAGACGATCGCTGACGATGAGGCCCGCGTGCGCAAGGAGCGGCGAGACCTGGCCACCGCCACCGAGAAGCTCAGGGCGACCGAGGCCGCCTACCGCAAGGCCAAGCTCACCCCCGCCGCCCGGCTCGGCGCGTCCCTGACGCTCGGCATCAAGAACACCGCGGCCTTCATCAAGAACCTCGAGACGATCGCCTCCAGAGGCTTCCCGGAGCTGGCCCAGCAACTGCTGGCCATGGGCGGCGCCGACGCCGAGAAGTACGCCGCCAGCGCCGCCAAGCTCTCCACCAGCAAGCTCGGCGCGCTCAACAAGCAGGTCAAGACCGCGGCCAAGCAACAGGAGCGCCTCGAGCAGATGCCGGCCATCCTCGCGGTCAAGGCCGCGCGGAAGAACGGGGCGACCACCCTGGCCAAGATCGTCGCTACCACCGGCCTGAGCGAGCAACAGGTCGGCGAGGCCTACGCCGCGATGGGGTACGCCCGCGGCGGCATCGTGACCGGCCCCGGCACCAGCCGCTCCGACTCCATACCGGCGATGCTGAGCCGCGGCGAGTACGTCGTGAACGCCGCGGCGACCGCTCAGCACCGCCAGCTCCTGGACGCCATCAACAGCGGCCGCGCCACCTCGCCGGCCGCCGCCGGCGGTATCGCTGAGGTCCGCGTGGTCCTCGACGCCAGCGGCGCCCACTCCAATCACATGCTCCGCGCGTTGCGTGAGATGGTCCGCCTCCACGGCGGCGGCAACGTGCAGGTCGCCCTGGGGAAGGTGAGATAAATGCCCTGGCCCACCGACCCGCTCCCCGTCAAGGTCGAACTCCAGCTCGGTGGCATCTGGACGAACGTCACCAGCTACACGAAGCTGGCCAGCGACATCGTCATCAGCCGCGGCCGCGACGACGAAGCATCCGGCCTCGACCACGGCAAGATGACGCTCTCCCTGCTCAACACGGACGGCCGGTTCTCCCCGCGCAACCCCACGGGCCCGTACTACGGCCTGCTGGGCCGCAACACCCCGGTCCGCGTCTCCGTGCTCGGCGGACCCACCGCCCTCGAGGTCGACGGGACCGCCACCTCCAAGGCCACCACGCCGGACAACGCCGCGGTGTCCATCACGGGCGACCTCGACGTCCGCCTGGACGTCACGCTCTCCTCCTGGCGCGCAGAGACGGGCCTGGCAGGAAAGTGGGGGACCGCCACCAACCAGCGCTCGTGGGTCTTGTACCTGGCCCAGAGCGGCAGCCTCGTCTTCGCCAGGTCGCCTGACGGCACGGCCGGCTGGCCTGCCCAGGTGTCCACCGTGCCCGTACCCATCCCCGCCAGTGGCCGCCTGGCCGTCCGCGCCACCATCGACGTCAACAACGGCGCGTCGGGCTTCACCGTCGCCTTCTACACCGCGCCGACGATGGCCGGCCCGTGGACCCAGCTCGGCGCATCCGTCGTCGTCGCCGGCGCCACGTCCATCTTCGACTCGACCGCCCCCATCGAGGTCGGCGAGGTCGACGGACTGCTACCCCTGGGCATCGCCGGCCGCGTCCACGCCTTCCAGCTCCTGAACGGCATCGCTGGGCCCGCGGTTGCCAACCCCGACTTCACCGCCCAGACGCCCGGGGCCGCCAGCTTCGCCGACGCCGCCGGCCGCACATGGACAGTCAGCGCGCCCGCAGAGATCACTAACCGCATCGCCCGCTACGCAGGCGAGATCTCGGAATGGCCGTCCTCATGGGATCTCACCGGTACCGATGTCGAGGTCTCCGTCGAGGCCGCCGGCATCGTGCGCCGCCTGAGCCAGGGAGTCTCGCCGCTGGAGTCCGCCCTACGCAGGGCCATCACCAGGAGCACCACGAACCTCGTGGCCTACTGGCCCTGCGAGGACGGCGACCAGGCCACCGAGCTCGCCTCAGGCCTGGTCGGCGGAAGCCCGCTCCGCATCGTCGGCACGCCCGATCTGGCGAGTTTCACGGGATTCGCAGCCTCCGCGCCGCTGCCCCTCTTGAAGGGCTCGGAGTGGTCGGGCACCGTGCCCTCCTACCCGGTCTCCCAAGCCGTCCAGACCCGATGGTTGCTCGCGGTCCCCGCTGCAGGAGTCGGCAACCAGACCCTCATCAGGGTGCGCACATCCGGCTCGGCGAACATCATCCACGCCGACTACGGCACCGGCGGCACTCTGCGCGTCCAGGTGTTCAACGACAGCACGGTCCTGGCCGACTCCGGTTACCAGCCTTTCAACGTCAACGGCAAGCTGTTGCGCGCCAGTCTCGAGCTGTTCCAGAACGGCGCGAACGTCGACGCCACGCTGGCCATCGTGCCTGTGGGAGAGAGCACCGGTTCCACTGTCACCGTCACCGCCACCGGCCGGACCCTGGGCCAGGCCAAACGCGTCGTCGTCTCCCCTGACGGCGGAATCGATGATGTGGCGATCGGCCACGTCACCGTGCAGTCGGTGGTCACCACGCTCTTCGATCTCGGCGCCCAGTCCGGCGGGTACGTCGGCGAGACGGCCGGCCGACGTATCCAGCGCCTGTGCCTCGAGGAAGGGGTCGCGCACGCCAGCGTGGGCGACCCCGACGACACCGTCCCCATGGGGGCCCAGCCCGTGGCCACCTTCGTGGACCTGCTCACGGAGGCGGCCGCCACCGATGGCGGCCTACTCTACGAGACCCGCGAACGGCTCGGGCTCACCTACCGGCCACGCAGCGCCCGCTACAACGCGGCCGTCGCCCTGGCCCTGTCCTACCCGGGCGGCCACATCAGCCCGCCGTTCAAGCCCACCGAGGACGATGCCGACGCCCGCAACGACATCACGATCTCCCGCTCGGGAGGGAGCTCGGCGCGAGCCGTACTGGAGTCCGGCCCGTTGTCGGTCCAGGCGCCACCCGCAGGCATCGGCCGGTACGACTCGGGCGCCACGATCAACGTCCGGTCGGACGGCCAGCTGCCCGATCACGCCTGGTGGCGCCTGCACCTGGGCACCTGGGACGAAGCCCGGTATCCGCGCGTGGGCATGGACCTCAACCGCAACTCGGCGCTCCTGCAGCAGGTGTCCGCGCTCGACTCCGGGGACCGCATCACGATCAGCCACACCTTGCCCTGGCTGGCGCCCGGCCTGGTGGATCTGGCCGTGCTCGGCTACACCGAGCGCCTGGCCGCCTTCGAGTGGGGACTGGAGTTCAACTGCAGCCCGGCCCGGCCGTACGACGTCGCGGTCTACGGCACCGGCCGGTACGGCAGCGCCGGCGCCCAGCTGGCCGCCGGCGTCAACACCGTGGCGACCTCGCTCAGCGTCGCGACCACGCTGAGCCCGCTGTGGACCACCGATGCCGCCGACATGCCCTTCGACATCGTGATCGGCGGGGAGCGCATGACGGTCACCGCCATCTCGGGCGCGAGCTCACCCCAGACCTTCACGGTTACCCGGTCGGTCAACGGGGTCGTGAAGGCACATCTGACCGGCGCGAAGGTCGACCAGTTCGCCGTCGCCCGCTACGCCCTGTAGGAGGCCCGATGCCGCCCCTGCTCGCAGGAGCCAAGATTCGGGGCGCGGACTTCCCCGCGTCCCAGTACGCCGCTGACACGACCACGATCAGCGGCATCGTCTCGACGACGCCGGCCGCCGGCAGCCCCGAGGTGTCGGTGACGTTCATCGCGCCGACGTCGGGCAGTGTCCTGCTCAGCGTCGGCCTGTCCGCCCGTTGCGCCACCGGCGGCAACCGCACGTTCCTCGCGCCCGAGGTCCGCCTCACCAACGTGGCCGGCGCCGTGGTGGTCGCCGCGAGCTCCGTCGCGCCGCGCGGGGTCTCCTGCCCTGGCGAGCCGAGCGTGTTCCCCTACCGGACCAGGACCACCTTGCTGACCGGCCTAACTCCTGGTCAGCAGTACTTCGCCCGCACGATGCACTGGGCCAGCGCCGCCAGCCCGGCCGTCGACCTCCAGGTCCGCGACATCACCGTCACGCCCACCCCACTCGGCGGCAACCGAGCCGGCACACCGATCAACGCCCTCGACTTCAGCCCGGCGGTATTCGCCCAGAACACCACGCAGATCGACAACCCGGTCAACACCGCGTACGCGTCGGCAGCGCCTGAGGTGAGCGTGACCTTCGTCGCGCCCACGAGTGGCCGCGCGCTCCTGGTCGTCGGAGGCGGCGCCGGCAACAGCGCCGCTGGCAACAGGATCTTCCTGGCGCCCGAGGTCCGCGTCGGCACGGTCGCCGGCGACGTCGTGCTCTCCCCGTCCGTCACCCTGCGCGGTTGGAGCTCGGACCGGTCGGCGGCCGCCTTTAACTACGGATCACGGGAGTCGCTCTTGGAAGGCCTCATCCCCGGCACCACGTACTTCGCGAGGGTCATGCACGCGGTCAGCGCGGACGGCGGCACCAACACCCAGGACATGGCCGCCCGTGACATCGCCGTGGTGCCCTGCTCATGAGCGGAGTCGACGGGCAGATCGTCCGCGCGGGGGAGACCCCGCCATCCGCCTCCGACGCCGACGACACGGTCCTCGCGCAGATCACCAACGACGTCTACCTCCCCGGCATCCCCGAGGTCGGCACGACGTTCGTGGCGCCGGCGAGCGGCCGCGTGCGCATGACCGTCAGCGCGGGCCTGCGCGACAACGGGACCGCGCCTCGCGCCAGGATCTTCGTCAGCCCTCAGGTCTTCCGCGGGACGTCGGCCGCTGGCGTCGAGGTGCTGGCCCCCAGCGTCACCTTCCGCGGGGTCGCCTCCAACCGCGAGAACGTCGAGTTCCAGTACGGCTCACGCGTCGCCCTCATGACCGGCCTGACCCCCGGCGAGACGTACTACGCGCGGCTCATGCACCTGGCCACGCCGATCGCCGACCCCTCCGACACCGCCGACATCGCCGTCCGCGACATCACCGTCATCCCCGTCCCCTGACCAGGAGTCGCCGCCGATGATCATCCGTCGTCTGGTCGCCCGCCTGCCCGACTGGGTCCAGCGTCAGCCCATCAGCGTGATGTGCGCCCTCCTGGGCTTCCCCAGCGGCCTGGCGGCGCTGATCGGCCCGGTCAGCTCGCGAGCCCTCGACACCGTCCTACCGTCCTGGGCGCGCCTGCTCTGGGCTGGCTGCCTGATCGTGGGCTGCCTCGCATGGAGCGTCGGACTCACCTCCATGAAACGCATCGCCGACCGGCTGGTCATCACTCGCGAGGCCTCCATGATCTTCGGACTGCAGCTCATCAGCATGGCGGCCATCGTCTACGCCACCACGATCATCATCACCGCCGGCTGGGCAGGCGTCCTGGCCGCGTGGCCCCTCACGGTCGTCGCCGGCGGCACCGCCGTACAACAGGCCGTCCTGGCCAACGACAGGGACGCCTCGCGTGGCCGTTGACATCGGCCAGCTACTCGGACTGTTCATGACCGGCGGCGCCGGCGCCGCGGTGGTGAGCCTGATCGCCAACCGGCGCAAGGCGGCATCGGACGTCAACGTCGCCACCTTCGCCACGTTGAAGGAGATGAACGGCCTACTCACGACCCAGCTGGCCGACGTCCAGGCCCAGCTGGACGCCGAGCGCACCGCTCGCCGCGACCTCGAGGACCAGCTTGCCGCTGAGCGCCGAGCCCGGCGTGCCGACGTCGACGCCCTCACCGCGCGCATCGCCGCACTCGAGCGCACCCTCCCCAAGGAAGGAGAGCCGTGACCGTCATCCACGGCAAGCTGCACGTCCCCGGTGGCGGCCAGGCGCACGGCGCCGCGGTCGTCATCACTCTGGTCGACCAGGCCGGCTGGCCGACGCCCGGGTTCCGCGCGCCAGACCTCGAGCTGGTCGGCCAGGCCGCGCCTGCCGTACAGCCAGACGGCTCATGGAGCGTCGACCTGCTCCCGAACGGCTCCGTCGTCGCGGCCGCCGGCGGCACCCTCTACCGCGTCGAGGAACGCGTCGCGGTCGGGGTCGGCGCCGTCTACTACATCAGCGTCCCAGCATCCGGAACACCCTGGGTGGGAGACCTGCGCGTCAGCCTCCCCGGCGAGGCGCCCGCGCTGATCACGGGGTATCTGCCGCTCGCCGGCGGGACGCTCACCGGTCCGCTGATCCTCGCTGACGACTCGCCGGCGGCATCCCAGGACTGGGTCACCGAGAACGGGCCCGCAGGCCCACAAGGACCCCAGGGTCCTGCTGGGCCGCAGGGCGTACAGGGGGAGACCGGACCGGCCGGCGCGCAGGGCTCCCAAGGCGTGCAGGGTCCGCAAGGTGTGCAGGGACCGGCTGGCCCAGCTGGCGAGACCGGTCCCGCCGGCGCTCCCGCGCCCGTGCCGTACGTCCGCGCCGCCTACGTCACCGCGGGGGACCTCACCTATCCCGACACCGGCGGCAACTGGCAGGTCCTGTCCGGCTTCCCCACGCTGCAGGTGCCGGCCGTGGCGGGCGAACACGTCGAGCTCTCCGTGACGTGCATGCTCAACCCTCCCGGCGACGCCCTGACCGACTTCGCCGTGGTGGTCGACGGCGCTCCCGTCCGGTACCTGTCCAACGGCAGCGCCTCGCCGGCCTTCGAGGGGGAGCCGGCGCTCCATCCCTTCCCTGGCACCTTCCGAGCGCCAGGAGTGACGAAGGGCTGGGCCGTCACCTCCGGCGACCTCGACGACGGCGCCGTCACCGTCGCCGTGGTGACCAAGAGCGCCGGCGTCGGGACCATCTACGCCTCCGCGCTGTGGCCCTGGTACTGGCGGCTGATCAACTACCGATCGACCCTGTGAGGGAGTCCCGCATGACCATCAGCATCGTCACCCGCAAGGACTGGGACGCGCGCCCACCGCGAGACGAGTACGTGCCCCTCTCGGGAACGAAGGGTGTGAAGATCCACTACACCGGCGGGTACGTCGACCCGCGGCTGGTGAGCGACCACGGCAGGTGCCTGGCCCTCATGCGGCAGATCCAGAACCATCACATGGACGTCAACGGCTGGGCCGACTTCGCCTACTCCTACGCAGCGTGCTGGCACCGGAAGGTCCTCCTGGGCCGCGGGCCCGGCATCCTCGTGGCCGCTAACGGCAAGGGCCTCAACAGCGCCCACTACGCCGTGATCGGGCTCGTGGGCGACAGCGGCCTGACCGCCCCCAACGACGACATGCTCCACGCCATCCTCGACGCCGTACAGCTCCTGCGCGAGCGAGGCGGCGCCGGCAACGAGATCAAGGGCCACCGCGACGGCTACAACACCGACTGCCCTGGCACGCCCCTGTACGACTGGGTACGGCGCGGCGCACCGCGGCCTGGCTCCCTGCCGACCAAGAAGCCTGGCAAGAGCGCGCCGGCGTTCCCTGGCCGGCTCCTGCGCTACCCGCCGTCCATGCACGGCGCGGACGTCTACGTCTGGCAGAGCCAGATGAGGGACCGCGGCTGGAACCTGATCCCGGATGGCACGTACGGTCCGCGGTCCAAGGAGGTGTGCGTCGCCTTCCAGACCGAGTGCATCGCCGAAGGGGTCGGCATCGGGGCCGTCGACGGCATCGTGGGTGAGAGGACCTGGCGGGCCAGCTGGGAGAAACCCGTCACCTGAGAGTCCCCGACATGGGTAGGGCCCTCGACCTCTGCGGAGGTCGAGGGCCCTTTTTCTGCGCGTACTGGGCCAGGGGGGAGCCCCTCCGTCGCCCCGCCTGGCCAGTTCCCACATCCCTCGCGTGCGCTTCATGCCGCCGGTGATCGGCATGTAGCGACCGATACGGACAGTATGCGCGCCTACACGGCCAGTCCATATCGCCACGTGTAACGCATCGCTAACAATCAGCCACGCCTGCCGCTGCAGTCCCCGAGCCGATCGTCAACGCGAGCGGCTCCCTCGGACGGCGCCAGCAGGCGTGGCCTGAGCGCCGCGTCGAAGGGCATAGCGAAGAGCACGCCAGCTTCCTCGACGACCAGTGCGCAGGCGGACAGATCAGCGGCCGGCGGCTCGGCTTCCGCGGATGAGCACGCCGCGATCGGCAGCGCCACGGCGACGGCGGCAAGAGCTTTGGTGATCTTCACGGGTCGTCCCTTCGTGTGGGGGTCGTGGGGGTCGGTCGGTGGGGGCATCGAGGGCCTTGAGAGCGCGAACCCCCAGGGAGGCGTGGCACCCCCACACCCCCACAGCGAGGTGGCTTCCGCTGGTGAGCGCCTGTGTGGGTGCCACGCGGCGGCTGTGGGGGTGTGGGGGGCCACGTGTGACCCTCACGGGCCTGCTGTGGGGGTCAGGCTGCGGTCCATGCCGCCACCTCTGGCGGTACGGCGAGCTCGCCGCGCCGGATGGCGTCGGCAGCGTCCTCCAGGTGGCCGCGCTCGTAGCCGCGGCGCCGCCGGCCTCCGCGCTCGAAGGCGTTCGGGAGGGGCTGGACGCCGAGCGCGCCCAGGAGCGCGCCGAGCTCGGTGTCGGTGACGTCGAGCAGGCGCGCGAGACGCTCGGTGTGCAGGCGCCCCTGGTCCCAGCGCACCTCGAGGGCGCGCTCGAGGATCTCGGGCAGCGGCTCGCCGCCGTCGACCGCGCGCACCTGCTCAGCGCGCAACGGCGGCCGCGACTCCTCCCGCGCCGCGTCCCGCATGGTGGGACTGGTCGACGGGCGCCGCGTGACGGGCGTTCCCCATCCTGCGGTGACGCCGTCGCTGGGGAGCAGGCGCAGGTGGTCGCGGCGGGAGACGGTGCCCGGCCGGCGACGCTCGGGCAGCAGGTCCTGGCCGTCGACGTCGACGGGCTCGTTACCAGCCGGGTACCACAGCTCGCCCTCGCCGTACGGCAGCTCGACCGGCTCGGGAGGCGTCAGGCGCCCGCGCTCGGCGGGGGTGGAGAACAGCCAGCGCATCCGCTCGAGGCGCGTCTCGTAGGCCTGCCCGGCGACTCGGACCGCGTCGCCGTCGACGTCGGGCCTGTGTTCGGCGATCTGCACCGCGGCGGTCTCGATGTCGCTGGGCAGCATGTAGTAGGCCTTGAAGACGCGCACTGGCCCGCCGGCGGCCTGCAGGAAGCCTGAGCCTTGCTCGGTGGCGTCGGCAGGCGTGACGCCCTTGCGGTAGCCGAAGAGAAAGTCGATCTCGGACTGGTCGAAGACACGCATCGTGGCCCGGTTGGCGCACTGCTTGAGCACGTCGGTGCTGAGCGCCGTCGAGATCGACCTCAGAACGCTCAACACGGCGTTGCATGCCTCGTTGCCGCCGATGTCCACGAGCGTCTCCAGCCGCTTGCGGATCTGGCGCGTGACCTCATCGGTGATTTTGGTACCGAGGACCTCTTTGCCCTCATCGAGAATCAGGAGGATCTGGGGCAGCTCGCGCGAGACGGGCAACAGCTGGACGTTGGCGCGGGCCTTGAGCTCGCTGTGGGCGCTCTTGCGGTCGACGGCGATGTCGATGAGGGCCTGGACCATGAGGAGCGCCTCCTCCTTGCATGGCGCCGCCCAGTCGATGGCAGGCCGCTCGGTACGGCCCTGCAGCCAGGGACGCAGCCACGCCCTGCTGATGCCGCCGCCGTTGAGGTCCAGGTGCCAGACCACGCAGTTGTCGGCGGCGCCGGCGTCGTTGGTGACGTTGTGCAGGGTGCCCGACTTCCCGCTGCGCTTCTGGCCGGCGAGCACCGTGGTGTTCTCGCGGACCGCGATGGTCGCGGTGGTGCCGTCGCGGTGAAGTCCGAGCCGAATGGTGTCGGGGTCGGTGATGGACCTGCCGAGCCGGATGCCGGGGTGCGGGATGACGTCGGCCAGCCGGTTGACGGTGGCCACGTCCATCCACAGCGAACCCCGGTACGGCCCCGGCCGGAACGCCACGTTGCAGCCGTGCGGCAGACGCGCATCTTCGGCCAGGCCGGTCGTGGCGTTGGCGAGCGCCGCGGTGGAAGAGCTGCCGAGCGGCTGCACCACCAGAGCCGAGAAGCCCGCGTCGGCCGGTCAGGTGATGATCTCCTCAATGGTGACGCGCAGGCGGGCTACGCGCCGGATGCGCGCTGCCCAGTCGGCCGCCAGGGCGACGTGACGTCTGGCCAGCTTCCCGCCGAGCACCTGGTCGTTGTGGAGCGCGCCCGTCACGGAAGGCCGCGGCTTGGGCGGCCTGGTGAGCACGGGAGCCCACAGCGCCGCGGCCAGGGCGCCAACGCCGAGCACGCCCAGGGTGATGGCGTCGAGCACTCCGAAGGCCAGACCCCAGGTCATCCACCCGCAAGCGCCGAGCCAGAACACCAGCTTGTAGGCCAGTGCTGAGGGCGCGGCATCCTGACCTCCGAAGAACGTGGCCAGGGCAGCCAGGAACGCGATCACGAGCGGCCAGACCCAGCTGACCCCGACCTCATGCCCGATGCCGGCGGCCGCGGCCACGGCGAGCGCCGCCAGGGCGCTGGCACTCCAGCGGCCACGCGGCCGGATCGACCAGTCGGCGCGCGGCTGCGTGCGTGCTGAGGACGTCTTGCTCACCCGAAGTGATCCTTTCTGAGACGGCAGGAGGGCGTCGGTGGCTAGCCACCGACGCGCTGGTCCCACTTCTCCTCACCCACGCGCGGCTGCATGCGGCGCGTGATCTCGACCTCGTGGCTGGCCTCGAACGTCGTGGCCACCTCATCGCAGGCCTGTCCGGCCGCGCTGAGCGCATCATGGACGCGCCTCAGCTCTTCCACGACGTTCTCGTGGAGCGGGTACTCGGCGGCCAGCCGTTCGGTGAGCAGCCGGATCGCCGCGGCGGCAGCGAGCGGCAGCTCGCTCAGCAGCTGCAGGTGGCCGCGAACCTGCATCATGTCCTCGCTCTCGTAGCGCGCGGCGATGGTCGGGAGCTCGGTGGCGTGGGTGACAAGGGCGAAGTCGCTCATGACGGTCTCTCCTGAAGATCGGGTGGTCCAGCTCGCGGGCGGCTCGGTGATTGCGGTGGGCGTGGTGACCGGCGCGGCCGCGGTATCCGGTGGGGTCGCGGGGTCGGTATCTGCTGGGCTCTGGTTCGCGCGACGCCGCCGCACCCTGGTCCAGAGGCGGGCGAGCCGCCCGCCGGTCAGGCGGTTGAGCCGGCGGCCGGCCGCGCGTGCCGTACGGCCGATCGCCTGCCGTACGCGACGCAGGACACCGCCCGCCCGTCCCCAGAGCCGGGACTTGCGCGCTCGAGCGAGCAAACGCCTGGGGATCAGGCGCCTGCCGAGAGCGCGCAGCCGCCGCGTTGGGGCCGACCGAGTGATGCGCCGGCCAGTGGCACGTGCCGTCCGGCCGACCGCCCGCGCGGTACGGCGCAGGCGTGCGCCCACCCGTTTACGTGCCCTGGAGACAGGACCAGGGCCAGCGTTGGCCTGACGCGCCCGTCTCGCTGCGCGGCGGCGCTCGCGCTTGGCCTCTCGGCGATCGGCGCGACGCTGCCGGCTCGCCTGCCGCCGGCCAGCACGCTCAGCACGACCACCCGCACGACCTCCTGCCCGGCGATCCGCTCGAGGGCGCCCGCCGAACCCGGGCATCCGAAACCCAGCGGTACGGCCACCACCGCCCCTGGCTCCCCGTCCAGCTGCAGACCGTCCCGCGCCAGCCGTACGGGAGCCGCGCCCCCAGCCGGACCAGCGCAGGCCAGACCCACCTGTCCGGGAGCCAGCGCCTCGAGACGTCGACTTCAGCCAGCCGCGCCGGATGGCCAGCGCGAGCACGGCCAGGGCGACCAGGCCGACCGCGAAGTAAATGACCCAGAGCCAGCCGCCGACGCGATACAGGAGCCAGCCACCGAGCGCCGCCACCACGGCGGCGCCCGCGGCCAGCTGCCCCACAGGCGTGCCGAATTCGAGCGTCTCGGCGTCCGCCGTCGACGGCCCATCGCCGTCACGGACGGTAACCGGGATCGGCGTGGTGTCCTCGAGCTCCGGCGCTGGCTCGGCGCGTGCCACGTCCGGCTCAGGCGGCTCGTGGGGTGGCGCGTCGTGCGCCTGGGCAGTCATACGTCACCCGCCCCGAGCGCGGTCTGAGCGTACGGCTGGCCGTTGACGGCCTTGAGCGGAACCAGATGGAGCTGCCGCTCGGGAGCGGTTGGCTCGTGGTGCGCCACGGCTGGCTCAGCCTGTGCCAGCACCTCACCCGCTCGTGCCTGCGAGATGCCGAACTGGGTCACGAGGTCCTCGACGGTGAGGGCCTCGCCGCCGCTGGCGATGTAGGCGATGTACCGCTCGGAGATGACGGTGACCACGATGGACGCGGCTGCGCGCCGGCTGATGCCGAAGACCTCGCTGAGGGCGCGCTCGCTGATCGGCTCGCGCCGGTCGAGGCTCGCGCCGTACTCCCGGGCGGCCTTCTCCTCTGCGCTCATCGGGGGAGCAGGCGGCACCTGTGCCAGCGCTGGCTCAGGCTGTGCCACGGGCGGCGCGACGTCCTCTTGGCGGTCGTCGACGGACTCCTGGTCGACGACCACGGGGGGCTCACCGGTCGCCAGGGCCTGGGGGTAGAGGTGGCGGAAGACGTGCATGAGGATGTGAGAGCCGAACGCGATGGCGCCGACCAGCTGGAAGGCGATCAGGCCGGTGACCTGCGGAGCCAGGGGAGTGACCAGCACCTCCGTGCCTGGGTGGACCTCGAACGCGCCGCGGCCGTGCAGGTGGTTCACGACGTAGCTGGTCATCGTGAACAGGGCGACGACGAACAGGCAGTAGACCCGCGGCCAGAACCTGTGGCGCAGGACCACCGCCGAGATCAGCGCCAGGACGATGAGCCCGTCTGGCGCGAAGGGGTAGAGCCACGCGCCGTGGGTGTCGAAGTGATTGGCACGGGCCGCGTCGCTGTGGGCGGTCCATGAGCCGCGGAACGCCACGGCGATGACGAGGGTGAGCAGGATCGCCAGGACGCCGGCGATACGGCGAGCGGCGCGATCCGGCGCTGGCACGGCCTGTGCCACCGCTGGCACGGCCTGGCGCACGGTGGTCATCGGTGGCGCCTGGTGCGCGCGGCCGCCGATCCATACGGTGCGCAAGCCGAAGATCTTGCCCATCAATCCGCCGGCCTTCGGAGTCCGGGGGCTGGCGGACGGCTCGGCGTGTGCCGGGAGTGGCTCACTCTGTGCCACGGATGGCATGGGACTTCCCCTCTCTCGGAGTGAACGGTGTCCAACACCATACGCCGGTGTTGAACACCGATCAAGCGAGGGGTTTGATCGTGAGTGCCGAAACCACGTACCGTGACCTTGTGCCGAACAAGCCTCGCCCTGGGTCACGCGTCGGGGGCATACGTGTTGATCGCCCGGAGTGGGAGGCGTTCAAGATCGCCGCGGACTTGCTCGGCTCCGACCGATCGAAGATCCTCACCAGCTGGATCGACTGGGCCCTGTATCGGCCAGGAGCTGATGCACCACAGCGGCCACCTCTCGCCGCTCTCGCTGCAACCGTCCGTGCGGCCGCGGATGCTGCGCGGTCCGACACGGAGGAAGAGCGGCGCCACAAGGAGGATCTAGAGATCGCGGCGCGAGAACTTGAAGCCCGAGCCAGCAAGAGTGCGGAGTAGCCCAAGAAAGGGAATGCCCTCGCCGCGCGCACGGCGAGGGCATTCCTGGTCAGCGGCACCCCCTCCGGCGCCAGCCTGACCTCTCCTCAACCGGCTGCGCGCCCTACGCGCGCCTCCGGGTGAGAAGCTCAGGTCATGACGACCGGCCCGCGGCTACCTCGGGCGATGTAGACCGCATCCGCCTGGTCGCGGATGGCCGCCTCGATGGTCTGGCGCGTCGACGCCGTGAGCGTGTGCCGCACGTCGCTGGGCTCTGGGATGTCGGGCAGGGGCGTGGTGCGCTCGGCGTGCCACTTGCCACCTTCCTCCCAGACCTTCCAGTCGCCGTAGCTGAGGCACTCCTTCGGGATTGTCATGGCAGGTCCTCACGCTGGAGTCGCTGGCCCAGAGCGGCCAAATCCGGAGCGAAGAGCGTCATGGAGTAGTCCTTGCACTCCTCTGCGGTGAGCGGACGGCGCCGCGTGGCCGACGTGTGGGGCTCATCGCGGATGACCCAGCGGTCCCCGTATTCGGCGATCAGGTCGGCGAGCGTCATGGCGGCAGGGTACGTCTGGTGGCTTGGTGGCCACAAGGCTTAGCTCAGGGTAAGCCTCTAGGCGACGTCTCCTTGTGGCTGTTTACCCTCATGATCGTGTCGATTGATCGCGAGAGCTACATACCGGTGCACCAGCAGGTAGCGGCCATCCTGCGCCAGCGCATCGAGAGCGGCGAGCTCCGTCCTGGCCAGAAGATGCCGTCCGAGACCCAGGTGAGCCAGGAGTTCGGGATCGGTCGCGATACGGCCCGCGACGCCTTCGGCGTGCTACGGGCGGAGGGGCTCATCGAGACGGAGAAGAGGGTTGGTTCCACCGTCCGCGTGCCGCCGCCGGTCGAGCCGGTCGATGTACCTGGGCCAGCGCGCATCACGTTCCGCCTGCCGAGCCCAGAAGAGCGCCGCCGGCTCCCTGTAGGACAGGGCGCGGTTGTGGTTGTGATTGAGCGTGAGGGCGAGGCGCCCGTCCTGTTGGCCAGCGACCGGACAGAGCTGGTCATCCCCAGATAG